CAGTATTACCCAGCTCGGTCATGGTACCAGTACCATAAAAAATTGATTTGCAAAAATGAATATCAGACCTGCAGCAGTAAAACGTTGGGTTGCGACAGTGAACAATCCAACCCAACAGGAGTCTCAAACTCTCCGTGATGCAATTGAGGCCCAAACTTCGTATGCCGTTATCGGACGAGAAGTGGGCGAATCTGGAACGCCGCATCTACAATGCTTCTTCATCTTCAACAACCGACTCCGACTTCGACAAGTCAAGGCAGTCCCAGGCTTGCAGAGGGCACATCTCGAGCCAGCAAGAGGAACATCTGCCCAAGCCGCAAACTATTGCAAGAAAGATGGGGATTTCGACGAATACGGAGAGCTCCCCAACAGCGGCCCCAAGACGACTATCTTTGAGGCCTTCCGTGATTGGTATAAAGACCAACCGGGAGTCGTCACTGAGCGAGACATCCTCGATCACCACCCCTCCATTCTCCGATACCCCCACTTCATTGAAGTCTGCCATCGCCAGTATGGAAGACGACCCACTCTTGTGGAAGGACAGCTCCGCAACTGGCAATTGGAACTTTCCAACATGCTAGACGAGGAACCCGATGACCGTAAGATTTGTTTTGTAGTTGACGAAGAAGGAAATAAAGGAAAGAGTTGGCTGACCGCTTATTGGTATTCTAATCGCTCCGATGTTCAAATGCTCTCGATTGGTAAACGCGATGACCTTACTTATGCTATCGACGTCAGTAAGCGTGTCTTTGTCTTTGACATCAATCGAGGACAGATGGAGTATTTCCAGTACTCCGTTGTCGAATCTCTCAAGAACCGAATGATCATGTCCAACAAGTATAAGTCTGTGACCAAGATTATTCCTCACAAGGTTCATGTCATTGTATTCTGCAATGAAGAACCTGATAGAACTGCGATGACTCGTGATCGCTACCAAATGAAAAGAATCACACCACTCTAAATAATTTTATTAGTGAACGCACCACTGTACGGTTCTAATAATGTCTTAACATTCTGCTTCTTGCGCTTCTGCTGCCCCAATAGAGGTTACGGCGTAAATTGGCCCGTGGCCCTCTATAGAAACGGTACCTGTTTCTGTGCATCCTCGCCCAAAGCGAATTCATAAATGCGGTGGTTAGGCCCAAAGCGCTTAGGCATGCTACGACGATAGCTTGCCATGTATCTAGCATGACGTCTGTTTGAATAAATAAGAGGCATCTGAAACAACAGTGGTTAGAGTAGGCCCTTGGCGGTTTTAAAGAACACTGTCACTTGAGCTTGCGTCTGCAATGGTACGTAATTGACACTTGGATACCATTGTAAATCGTCCATATTGCCACGGTCGCAATACCACCAGACAAAGTACAAGTTTGCATTTGGGTAATCGTTCTCTCCGCCGGTGTTGTTGCTTCCCCACTTCATGCATTGATTGATCTTCAGATATGTCTGGATGACTTTCTGTTGTCGCCAGGTCTTGCGACTATCCGCGTCAGAAGTCTCTGGTGGACTTATGGTGAAATGACCCTCCTTAAGTACGCCATACTTGCGTCTGTTGATGCCACGTGTCATCAAGTCGAACCAGTCCTGGTAGCCAGTCCCAGTCCCGGGTGTTGTGGATCCCGATCCATTCACGAAATCAGTTGCATATTCGTTTGTTGGGTTTAAACTGGTCCACCAGTTGGCTGTCCCAACTGTCGATGTTCCGTCGTTTTCCTTTGGGTTTATGATGGCCCATCTAACACTCAGTGGTCTTTCAATGTTCCCTGTGCTGCCTCCAGGCTTCAATTCACACACCCATTGAAGTCGGACACCTCGAACGTTGACAAGTCGTCCGTTTCTGGTATTGAACAATGAGTCGTCGGACGAATACGGAATTTGGATCAAACGGAAAGAGTGTTTGGCTTTGTCCGCCATGTTGTTCGTTACTCCAGTTTTAAATGAGAACTTGTTGCATTTAAACTTCCCGACGCGCGTGCCAAGATTGTACTTGTACACCGTACGGCGTGTACGTGTCATTACTCCTGCCGGCATATTTAAAACTCTTGGTGCGTATGTGTATGTCCGTTGACGTTTAGTCTGTGGCTCGTCTGGCGTGACTGCTGCTCGCTTGCGCAAAAATGACTCCGCAGGCATGTACGTACCTCGATTTGAACCGTGTCTTGCAGCTGCGCTGGCAAGTAATTCTAATCCCGCGTACTGTGCTAACGGATAAATATAGTCTCCTTCGGCCAATGCGGCTAGCCCGGCTTGCATATTGTGAGCATGTTCGGTCGTGTGAAAAACCGAGCTGGTA